CACGCGTGTGGCGATTGGCGCTCGCTTCAACGACGACAATGGCAATAACGCCGGCCACGTGCGCGTGTACGACGAGAGCGGTGGGACGTGGACCCAGGTAGGCGCCGATATCGACGGCGAGGCTGCGGACGACTGGTCCGGGGCGTCGGTATCGTTATCGTCGGACGGCACAAAACTTGCAGTTGGCGCTCCCTACAACGACGGCAACGGTAACAGCGCCGGTCACGTACGCGTGTACGCCGAGAGCGGCGGGACGTGGACCCAGGTGGGCGCCGATATCGACGGCGAGGCTGCGGGCGACCGGTCAGGGGCGTCGGTTTCGATCTCAGGGGACGGTTCACGCGTCGTGATAGGTGCTCAATACAACGACGCCACCAGCGGCACCACGTACAGCAGCGAAGGCCACGCGCGGGTGTACTCCATCACAAATCAAGCCGCTGTACCCGGAGCAACGTCGTCCTGGGAATACAGTGGTAGTAGCTGGTCACAGTACCGTCCCGACATTACGGGTAGTCAGAGTGTGACAAGAATCTCGCACTCCACGAATGGCGAAATTCTGGGATTGGAGGATGCGAATAAAGTTATCATTTACGCAACAACGGATGGAGTGTCTACGTATACCAAGCGCCACGCTGACACTGAATATAATGATCAATATCATTCGCTATCGAGTGATGGCGCGAATTTGGTTTCTTTGTACTCTTCAGGATCTAAGGTGTGGAATGGAACAAACTATGTTTACGACGGCGCGGGGGGAACACAAGTCCCCTGGTATACCACTTCTGCGGATAGTACGGTAGAGATCTCAAGGAATGGTAATCTCGTATTTTGGAATGATGACAGTGGAGGGGCTTTCAAACTTTACAGTAAGTCGACAGTGAATGAAAATGTTCAATGGACACTGCAAACAAGCCTCACGCGCACCGCTGCCGTTCCATTGAAAATGTCGGCACTTGGAAGCGATGCTATCATAGTGACCGGGGTGGATTCGTCAACGAATGCCAATGTTTATGACATCACAGCCAATCCAGAAAGAATTGAAGACCGTCTACTAGATACAACATCATCCGATCAAGAATTTTCTAGTCATGTCACGGGTAAAAGATCCGATTATCGCTTCGTGAAAAATATCAAGTTTGAGTGTAACGGAAAGACAATGTTTGATCATACGGGTACATACCTCGCATACGAACAGTCCTTAATACACCACACCGGATGCCCAGACCCGGGGTATGAATTCTATATGTATTCCTTCGCATTGAAACCGGAACTGTATTACCCCACTGGTCAATTAAACATGAGTCGCATCATCCATAAGAAACTAGACGTGGAACTCGATGAAGTTTCCACTACACGAAACATAAATCTTTCGATATATGCTTTAAATTATAACGTCTTACATGTCGAGGGAGGATTAGCGGGTTTAAAATTTTAACGGGTTATATTAGAAATGGCAGGACGGGTACAACTTGCCACTACGGGTACTCAGGATGCTTACTTCACAGAGAATCCTGAATACACGCATTTCATAAAACAATTCAAGAAGCATACGAACTTTTCGACGTATGACTTAACTCATGACCTACATGGTCGACTAGAATATGGAGGTGTTGTTAAATGTACGATACCAGCGAACGCCGGTGATCTTATAAAAACGATACGGGTACATTTTACGTTGCCACCTTTAGAAAATAACGGTGTGAACTTCCGATACGTAGAATCCATCGGACATGCGATTTTTCAACATGTAGATCTCACTATAGGTGGACAGCTCATACAGAGAATTCCCAGGGATTGGTTACAGATTTACAGTGAACATTACATCACGCAGACGAAGCAGAATAACTTAGCTAAACTGATCGGTAAATGTCCCGATGAATCATCTGGACTCCCGGTACGTCACGCGTCTATCGACGAATACTTACCACTCGCGACTACATCAACGAGTTACGTAGTGGATATACCATTCTATTTTCACAACAATCCAGAGCTCGCGATTCCGCTTTGTGCCTTAACGAAACAGGAATGTGAAATAGAAATCCAGCTCAGCGATATTGGCAAGTGTATTCACAATTTACCCAATTTGATCACACAATCTTCGCCTAATAATACCCACTTTAACGTGACTGTTGTGGAAGTCACTCCAGGTGTCAACAAATATTTCATAAACGGGGAACAACAACCTACCCTCGAGTTACAGTACGGTAATACGTATACATTTGAATATGGATTGGTGCAAAACTACAATCACCCGTTTAAGTTTTCACAGGGTGCGGATGGTGTTCATGCATCCCCGGTTCCATATACAGAATATTTGGATAATCAATCAACAACAACTGATTTCGGGAACGGGTCGGTTATATTAACGTTTACAGTAAATAGTGATACACCGAGTACCTTATATTATTATTGTAACTCCCATCCGGAAATGGGGGGTCAGATAAATATAAACACAGCGGGAATTGGTGACACGTCTCGTTTTGGTATTGAGTCTATGTCTTTGCATACAGAGATGGTTCAACTTAACGAACCGGAACGACAGGCAATTAAAAAGGGTAATCGTGACTATATCATCACACAAATACAACAGGATACGTTTGAAATCCCCGTATCCAGTTCCGAGGGCACGGATGACTACAGGCTTAAAATGAACTTCATGAATCCCGTGAAAGAGTTGTATTTCGTGATACAAAACGTCCCCCTACCGACGAACAGTTTTATAAGCACATTTGATTATGATTTTGTCAACCAAATATACCCATCAGGATCCAGTGGTAAATATGTAAACTTTGAACACCTTGTCAGTTTAGGAATGGTGTTAGATAACGAAACCATACTCGACGAAGTAACCGGAAATGTCGTACACCTTAGAGCCGTACAGAGTGGTATTCATCATTCCAGGACGCAATTGTTCAGAAGATTCTACTCGTATAGTTTTGCATTAGAACCCGAGAAATGGTATCCAACGGGACAGAGAAATTTTAGCGCCATTAAAGAACAGATCATCCAACTAAAACTCAATAGTGAAACAACTTTTAAAAGAGAGCTTAGAGTTTATGCGCTCGCTAACAATATACTCCGAATCAATGGAGGCAGCGGAAAAGTTATCTTCCCAAATGGTGGAATCAGCAATTAACATAATGCAACCGGTGATGGAACACGCCGTCGTTTTATCAGGACAATACGCTAAAGCGTGTGGGCGAAACACGATTTTAGCAAAAGATATGGAATATTGTTTAAAGTACTGTGCGATGCACACGGTAGGTCAGCAAATCGGGTCGTATTTTCCTGAAATTTACGAGGATGAGGAATCAGAAGATGAGGAAGAGATAGAGACGGTCGACGAAAGTGAAGAACCACCTTTCGCCCCGTATTCAGGAACGGAAGAGCTGTATATGAAAATTAATGAGGCGTATGACGCATGGGAGAGTTGGAAACCAACCAATCCGTCAGAAGAAATGATAAAAAATGCAATCGATAGTAATGGACACATCACCTCTCCAGGGATGGACGACTTCTAATTACAAAAGTTTTAAGGCGGTCGACGAGTCCTCGGAATCTGGATCGGATTCGGAGTCCGAATCAGAAACGGATGCACCCAGGAAGGGTAATATTAGGGGATATGATAAAAACGCATACAAAAAAATTTTAGTCATCGAAGAGTTGCTACCAGAATAAAATCTAAGTATACAATAAATGTCTTCCGATATCGCCGTCGATACCGTCCTCGCGATCTCCCGTGAGCTCGAGGCCCAGTCCCTCAACTCCGTCGTCGCCGGCTTCTCTTTCGCCGCGGCTCTTTCTTGGATGGATGTCGTCCGCTGGTCCATTCACCAGGTCGTTAAGGTTCAGAAGAACGGTGGCATGAACTATGCCCTCACCGCTCTCTTCACCACTCTTCTTTCCGTGATCGTCTACATGATCATCTCCCGCGTCTCCACTCGCGTCAGGAAGCCCGGTGCTCCCGTCTACGCGGTTACTCGCTAAGTCTTCGCGGTTTAGTAAACACCATGAAGAAACAACCGGTAAGTATTATTAAAAATATATAGATAAACGCATTCCATTTATTCAGGTCATCAACCTTGCCTTGAATATTTGGCGGAAGAGGATACCCTTCAGTACGTTCTTCATCTGTATCCTTCTTTACCATAGGAACCCTCGACAACTTATCAGTTGTACCGACGATTGATAGTTTTAACACGTGATTCGCGTTTCTAAAATCATACGGAATCAGGCGGTTATTACTACTATAAAAGAATTGAATACGTAATTTCGATATATTTTGTGAACCCGAATCGAAATTATGCTCTACGGTGTCATCTATACCAGAATAGTTGATGACGTCGCCGCACATCAGAATTCGACCAGTGTAAAATGGTGTGTCGGAGTATACCGTTTTGTTTAATTCTTCTGCACCACTGCTTATCTTTAGTATGAGTGCATCCGGACCCTGAAGATTTATACTTCCCGTTATTAAAAGTCCCTGCGCCTCTGGAGGAACCGTCGTGTTTGATCTTATGTTACTCGCGGGTAAACCAAGTATATCGTGTGGAGTTGTATACCCTTCCGTAGCCACCGAAGAATGATATCCATTTGTACCATCATAAAACTTGAACGAAAATTCACTCCCAGCGGGTGCAGCCGATGATAGAGATGTTATGATGAGTTCGTTCTTATCCTTATCATACGAAAAGCCTATAGGAGAACTTACATAGGCACCACCTAACGCAGCATTGACTTTAGTTTGCAATTCTGTCGCTAGAGAATTTCCGCTGTAATTTCCGGGTGTGAGTGTTACCGTTACAACAATTTCTGGTGTATCATGAACAACAAAATCAAACGTTTTATTACGATCATTAATTAAAAATTGACTCGCATGAATACGAGCCGAAACTAGCGATATCTTAGAGACGTTATAAATTGGATTCTTCAATTCGACGACGTAATCTCCTGGATTGGGATACGCTATCGGATCGCGTTCTCCACTATCTATGTCTAACGTGTGTACGCTCATTAAAATAAGGGGATATATTTTAATCAGTGTGTTTTTGCAAATATGAAAGTGTTTACATGATCTGTTGGGCGATGGGGTTGTTCTGAAGCTGCTGCTTGGCCACACCGAGACTATAATCCGTGGCATACGGATTAGTGTTGCCCTTATAATGGTTGAAGTTGTAATACTTGTTGTTGTCGTATTGCTGCGTCCACCCACCGTTCATGGGACCTGTGCGACCATCAATACGTGTAGTATCGAACCGCATGGTTGTAGGCATACCACCTTGGTTGAGAGGTCCTGCACGAACGTTCATACGACCGGCGTTGCCGGGTCTGTTTGCCTTACCACGACGGTCATCGGGACGGAAACCATACGCGAACAACTCCTCGGAAGTGTACGGGCGCTGGGGAGACATGGCTTGAGATTCCCTGAGCTGAGAAGCAGGAGCCACGACGTGACCATGTGCGAACGTACTTATACCCGGAGCAACCTGGTTGTTGTAGATGTATTGTTCGGTATTACCATCCTTCTTGTTGCGTGTAGGATCAGCCACATGTTGAAGAGCCGACACGGTACGCTTAGCACCATTAAACCCGAGACCATCATTACGAGAACCAGTCATGGACCGGTTAGTGACACGCTTACCGTTTACGTGTTCACCCCTAGGAACATGACCACCGAAACCCTGCGACTTGGCGCCTGCAACCGGGCGACGCTCGGGAAGATACGCAGTCTTTTCGGGGCGGTTATTCGCCAACTCACCCATCTTACCACGACGACCACCGAAGATATCATAAGCGGGACCACTCCTACCGGGTAAAGTGGTAAGTCTGTACGCACCCACGTTCTCAGGGTTCACACGCACTATTTGGTGGAAACCACCCGCTGCCGGGACGTCGGGTCCGACAGCGATACCAGGGCCGACGTATTGTTTTTCGATGGGAGAAAGGTTATTCATACGACCACCGTCAAACATACGATCTCGCATCTCTAACACTTCATTACCACTCGAACGCCCCTGTGGTGCAATGTCCGAAAAGTTATTTATCTCAACCTTGGGGTCGGGTAAATTCGATAAACTGACAGGTTTGGGAGACATGACGTTAGGCACTTCTTCCTGAATAACCGGAACAGGTGCCTGTTGAACAGAAAGGTTGTACTCCTCATTCTTCTTTTTTTCACTTAAAACTTTTCCTGCATAAGCCAATCCAGCGATAGCTACTAACGAAAGTGGATCAGCCATTCTTAATTTTAGGAGAGATTTTTATTGACCAGGGTATCGCTTCATGAACTGCATATTCTGAGTCTCGGCTGTGGTACTGGCGGGCACGTATTGCATCGTCTTAAGGGGAAGCTTGCACTTCATATCTTGGAGAGGGAACAGATTCTGTTCATACGTCTGAGTGACAATCTTGTTAAATCTAGATGTGGATTGGGGGCGGAGAAGGTCACTCGTCTCGATAAACTCGGCGGGAGCACCTTTACCTGCCATGTAAGGAGCGGTGCCGTATAACATGGTATTAGGTCGGCTAGAACCGTAGTTAAGGGTACTGGGCTGGGGGTACACAAATACCTCATCCGTGGCACACGCGGATGGGCGAGCGGGGTTTTCGACAATTTTCAGTCCTGGTTGAAGCTGATACGCCATTTACTATTACATGAGAATATTATCTATCTAAGCTGCTGGGCCGTTACCTCCACCAAACATACCACCTCTCTTATCGTCATTCGACGCTAATCCACCAAATGCCTCCAGTTGCACTCCCCGTGCGTTAGGGCTGCATAGAGTCGGATCCGACTTACAAATCGGGGCACCCTTCTCACCGTATAACCATTCGGCAAAAGCGGTCTGATCACCTGGAATGCTCGTCACGGGACCCGAAACGAATTGCCTAGAAAAGGCATTCCGCTGAGCGTCGGGCATCGGAGAACGAGACTTTTGAGGGCCGTAAGGAATGCGCCCTGATAACATATCATTCACTTCATCACGGACCGTCTCGTACCTACAAGCCGAGGGGCGATCCGGGCGACCATCGTAATCGCTCATCAACACGTTCGCCATAGGGTTGTCAACCGTGGGAAGCTGACACTCCGGAACGTACGCCTCCTTCTTCTCCTTCTTTCCCTTGATCATTTTAGACTTTTCCATTACATAAAGAACTGAGAGGACCGTAGCCCCTAATATGAAAATACGGATGTCTCGTCTGATGAGATACAGAATGCATGTCGCGTAAATAATAAATCGCGCTGTAGCATTCACCCGTTCGGCTGTCGTCTGTTGATTGGTGGGCCAAAATTCGGTAACCTTATCGGACCTGACAACTTGTTTTGGATCTGCAAACAATGAGACCATTTATAATATGCTTAGTTTATTTTTTCAACATACCACTGAGAAGCCCCTGCATGGACTGCATAAGCTTAGTCTCATCAATATCGAGTTCGCCATCCTCGTTAGAGAGCTTATCCGCACACTGCTTGGCAACCGTCTCGATCATACTAAGTGTATCGGCTGGGATAGCGGTAATGGTTGTACCGAGCATGTATAGCGTCTGGAGATACTGCCAAATTGCATCCTTAGTACCCGGAGACGCCTTAGGCCAACAGCCCTTCAGGTTAATGTCCTTGAGAAATTCAATATTCTCTGCGTGTTCGAGAAAGAAAGATTCATCCTTAGAGTTGATCTTATCCACATGAGGGGTGACGTTCTCCATAAAACCATCGACAATGATCTTGCCGTTGGCGGATCTCATAAGTTCAAAAGCAGCGATGTACTTTTTGAGACCCTTCTCTTCTGGGAAGGTTTTGTGCAGCTCCGTGAGAAACTGGCCCATCATGTCGTTAAACGCTGTAACGGAAGTCATATATAACATATGTTGCGATTAATCTTTAAGT